AAAGGCTATCCACTGCTTGATCTAGTGTAGTCGCTTCCACGGTGCTACTCCTCATTTGCGATCTAACATGCGCTCTGCTGCTATTGCTGCGTCAAGCTGCATTTCGATCTGGTTTAACGCGCGCATGATTGCGTGCGCCTCTTCACGCTGCTCAATCTCCTGAGCAGTTGTGTTTGTGAATATGCTGATCTGCACATCACGAACATCTTGGACAAACTGCTGAAACGCAGTGTCATTCTTTAAACGTCTTGCATCATCTGCCTGTAAACGAATGCTATCCATTATCCTCTAGCCGCTTGTTGCGCTGCTCTAATCGCAGCTACGTCAACTTGAGTGCCATACTGACCCAAAACCTTAGCTGCATCTACCAGCAAGTCCTGATCCATCTGGTCACGCTTGCGATCATCTTCCATAGCTAGTTTTTGCTGTTCAAGCTGCAGTTTAGCCATATCTGTCTGCATATTGGCTTGCGCTTTCATCTGCTCTGCTGCTAGGTAGGCTTGGTTAGGGTCAGTACCTTGGGCTTGCTGAGCCTGCGCCTGCTGCTGCATTTGAAGTAGCTGCTGCTCGACCTCTGGCGTGATTGGAGCAAAATATCTGTCAGAGTTGCGAATGCCAGCAGCAGCTAACATATCAGACAACGTATTGCGTATGTTCGTCAAGCTCACCATGCCGTTAAATGGCCCATACTGCGTATAAATTTGCTGTTGGATTTGGAAGGCTTGCTGCAACGCCATCATCTTCTCTTCTTCGCGGCCTGTGCCTAGACCCACGTTGATGCCGATGTCCATATCTGAGCGCCAAACACGGGGATCAACCTGCACGAATTGCCCACCCATCTTCACAAGCTGCTCTTCGTCTGTGTTCTTGATTGCTGCGCGTAGCATGATGCCGAATAGGCGCTTCATACCGTCTGCAAGGTTACGCACCATCACCTCAATCTGGCCAGCTTGTGCTTGGATCGTAGCCTGCACGGCTGCGCGTGTGGTTGACTGCATGCTGTCTGGGTCTAGCCCCATTGATGCGCGAGATACGCCAGTTTTATTCTCTACAACCTGATCCATGTAGGTAAGCGCACCTAATGTCTGGCCTGCAGTAAATGGAACGCTAAGCTCTTGCACCGCGCCTGCCTGACGCATGCGCACGATTGCGCCAATCTCATTGTTTAGCACATCGTCAATATTAACCGCACCATCAACAATACCAATGCGAGGGTTGTTCGTCATAGCTACGTTGTCTAGCACGCCGCGCAGTATTGCTGTTGCTGCGTCTTGGTCATCAATGATGATTTCCGCAAGAGAACGTCCGTAGAATGTGTGTGGTTCTGGATCGACCTCAAACACTGCAAATGGCACCTCATCCCAAGGCTCCATGTCTAGCAGCTTATAGTTCGTACCGCCGCAGATAAAGCGATGCAGAACGGGTACACCTGTGCCATCCACGTCAATCTTCATGTAGGCTTCTGTGACTGCCACAGAGCGCATTGCAGGATCGCCCTCTTGATCCTCGTAGTCGTCCTGTGAGTAACCCTGACGCTCTATGGTTTCAGCTTCAGAGATGTCTGATGCGCCGTATAGACCATCTAGCTTGTATACGTCCTCAAAGTCATACCCCATCTCTACAAGCTCACCCACGCGCATCTCTGTGCGGTGCGCTACGATATACGCATCATCTATGTTGCGTGCTTGTGAGTTAATGAAGAACTCTTCAGGCGGCACGCTTTCTAGGCGTAGCTGACCGTTAGGTATTTGTCTGCTGATCTTCAGCGAATGGATTGGCGATGCTACTTCCATGCCAAACTCATCCATGCTCATAGACATTTCCATGCCATGCTCTAGGATTTCCACATCATCATCTGAGGCCAGCAAGGTGTATTCTTCGTCTGTCAAATTGTCATACGTGAATATCTCAGCTTTGTAGCTGTTCTCGTAGTACGCTTTGACGATACCTGTTTTCTTAATCAGCGCATCGTGGATCGCATCGTTTAGCACGCGATACCCGTCATTCTTGGTGAATGCATAGTGAATGTACTGCGTAGCTTGCTCTGCTGCAGCAACGTCCTCTGGGCCTTTCGGTAGGAACTCAACAGGCTTTGACGTAGACATAAATACGCGCATGATGCTTGGCTTGACTGAACGAATGGTGTCGCGCACCTTAGTCGCCACAACCTTGCTGCGCCCATCTTCGTAGCCTATGTCAACTTGACCGTCAAAATAGCGCTGAGCCTTGATGCGCTCATCTGTGATTTCGCTCTCAACAAAGTCTACAGCCTGCGCCATAGCGTCTTGAACGATACCTTCAATCTCGCGTCTGTCTTTTGCTTGTGGCTGCATGTTACTGCTCCGATCCTGCTGATAGACCTATGGCCTTAGTGATGTCTTTTTGTAGCTTATCGCGGAATTGAGGGCGCACACCTGAGATAATTGTGTCCTTGATTTGATCAACCGCACTCAGTGTTTTCCTGTCGATCACGCCCTTTGCGGTCATGCCTGCCGCAGTTACACCAAGCATAGCTGGGTTTGCCGCAGCCGCGCCGACATTCAAAGCAGCCATCAGCCCATTGCCTGTGGGGGACAACTTACTCATAAGACGCAGCATATTGTCAGTCATGCTGCCCCTAACAAAGCGCTCCATCATTATGATTTCGTCTTGATCGAACTGCATTCTGTTTTTGGGGTTATTGAGTATGTTCTTAATCGCCTGCTTGTAGGTATTCACTACGTTACCGCCTGATCCAGTTGATGCCACATTGCGCTTCGCCTTGTCCATCGCCTCATCAAACATTTTGATTTTGTAGTACTTTCTGCTTTCTGCATTCGCGTTCTTTAAAAGATCACCTGCGTCACCACCTATAACAGACGCAGCTTGGGTTGCCTTTGTATCAAGTGTGTTTTTCACATTGTCACGAATAAATGCGACCTGCGGCTTGTACCCGCTTTTGCGATAAACATTGTTTAGCTCTCTTACCAAGTTATTAAGCTGTGATGCGTTAAATGTGTCGCCAGTGTGCGCCGCTACCATCTTAATAGCTTCGTCAATGTACTCAGCATCACCCTTGGCCCCTGCGGAATAACCCACAAATAGGTCTTTTCTGTTTGCAGCAATCTCTAGTCCAAGGTTTTTGTTTACGTCATCCATGTTGATTGCAAGTTTACCAGCAACCTGCTCGAACTCATCCCAAGCCTTGTTTTTAGATTTCTCAGCAGTCTCTAGGGCTGGTGATTTGAAGTTCTTTTGGCGCAGGGCTTCCGCAGTTTTGTTGTAGACCTTGCCCGCACGGCTGACTGCTGCAGGACCAGCAAACGCCCCAACAATGCGCGCATAAGGCTCTGCCGCCGTTCCCTCTGTTAGCTGACCAGCAGCCTCGCTTGCGATACCACCTCCCGCTGCTGCGCGCATGCCAGATTTAGTTAGCCCTGCACGGCCAATGTCTGCAGCAATATCCGCGCCTCGCGCTGCGCCTGCTGCGCGCAAGCCTTTAGAAACTGCACCAGCGACAGGTGCAAAGCCTACGCCACCGCCAACAAACTCGCCAACAGTGCCAGCAAACTGCCCGCCCAAGGTTTGCCCCCGCGCAGCAAGCTCAGGGCTTTGTATGCCAACTGCCTCTCCTATATCGCTTATGCCTTGATACGCGCCCTCTATCGCGCGACCCGTAGCTGTGTCTAGGATTGGAGTTCTTGTCTCAGCGCCAGTGGCAATCTCGCCCAAGCGAACTGCGCCGCGCCCAGCCATCTCTGGCAACTCAGCAGCAGCCTTGCCGCCACGGATTAGGCCGCGTGCGGCGCTGCCGATTACATCACCAACTCTTTCGCCAAAGGTGTCAACCTCACCTTCGCCAACAATGTTCTCGTAAAGCATTTCGCCAAAAGTTCGATCAGCCTTTTCTGCCGATTTAGCCTCGTCGCGAACCCGAATTGCAGCCTGAACTAGCTGACGCGCAGCATCCTCATCACCCTGCGCGTCTGCGTTTCTAGCTGCATTCATGTACTGCTCATATGTAGCCATTATTAGCCCCCATACTTTTTCAGCAGGTCATCGTCAGTGCGAGGTTGCGTTTGCGCTGGTGCGGCCTGCGTCTGGCCCGACAGCATTGCAATGTCTGCCTCTGAGAAATAATCCATAGGGCTTACGGGCTGGCCTGTGCGCTTATTGATAAGTCCTTTTTTCTGGTCAGCTAAGGCTGCATTGTAGATTTCACGCATAGACTTGCGATACTGAGCCTCTAGTCGCTCCAAGTTAGAGACAACTTGCTCGTTGCTTTGCGAGTTATCCAAGTTACCAAGCGTTGACTGAAGCGCTTCAAGTTCCTGTACCGCAACCTGACCAAGCGCACCGCCTGTCGGGCTTTCCTCGCGCATTCTCTGCAGCCTATCAAAGCCAATGTTTGCTTTGATTGTTGTAGTCAGTGAGGCCAAATCTTTTGCGGCAGTGCCGCCAATATTCTTTAATATACCACCAACAAACCCAGTAGACAGAACGGGGTTTTCTTTAGCGATATCAATGGCTTTCCCTATATCCTCAAGCACTACCATGCCAGACGCACTTTGTGCAGCACGCTGCGCCTCTGCTGCCTGCTGGATTTTCTCAGCTTCTTTATCAGCCGCGCTGCCAGTAATAGGGATAAGCCTGTAATTTACGATTGCGCCAGTTTCATCCTTATCAAATTGGTAGCGCATGCCTTTTTCAGGCTTTGGTAGGCTTGCTAATAATGCGGTTTCTTGGCTGTATATGTCACCGCCGCTTAGGATATATCTTTGGAACTCTGGCGTACCCTGCTTTAGCCCTGCGGCAAGAGCTTGCCTGATTAGCGCCGTGTCCTTAGCGCCTGTCTGGCTGTCCTTCAGGTAGTTAGCAACAGCAGCTCCACCTTTGAGCGTGCCAGTTGCGACCGCATCGTGATAAGCGCGCGCCAAGCTATCTCCAGCATCTGCTCTAGTTTTTAGATACTCTAATGTTTTATTGGTAGATTTTAGCTCTTTAGCCTCAGCCCTACGCTCTTTCATGCTTGCCGCACGCTGCTGGATAAGCGGCGCTAGTCGCGCATCACCTGATCCCGCCATGACTGCCATAGCAAGTTTATCGCGAAAGTCATCGCTCATTCCCAGAGCGCCACCTATGCCCTGCCCACCAAGCAGGCCACCTAGCAAACCTTGAGGTTGTTGAGGTTCTTGAGCCATTGCTGCACCACCTTTTCCGTAACCTTCCCAAGCACCTGTGCCTTGGGTTTTTAGAATATATTGACCAATCTTATCCTGCGTTGCCTTGTCAAACTTTTGGCTTGGGTCAAGGCCAAGCGCCTCAACAGCGTCACGCAGCGTAGAGCCAACAACCTGATATGCGCCAACTGGCGTAGCTACGCGCCCAACTTGACCCTTGACGTATTGTCCATATGCACCAGTTGGGCTTGTGAACTTGATAACGTCAGCAATAGGCATCTCAGACACTTTGATGCCAGAAAAGATGCCGTCTGGCCTGTTCTGATATCCAAACAAAGCATCATAATCGCCACCGCTTTCGCCTGCGAAAATGTTTTGCTGATGCTGTTGCCAAGTTAGTGCCATATCAAATCACAATAACATTAGTAGAGATGCAGGGTTAAACGGTTGGCTAGTCGTGGTTGATGTCCCGTATGGTGTACCACTTAAAATCTGACTTAGCGCACCAAGTCCAGATAGAGGTGCGCCATAGGCACCCATGACCTGTCTGCGCTGAGCTTCGATCATTTGTTGCTGCAATGCACGCTGCTGAGCGGCTTGTTGCGAGATTTGCTGCTGAACACCCATGCCTTGCCCGAATAGCTGTGAGCCAAGCGCGCCAAGACCTGCTGCGCCAGCCTGACGAATGCCCGCGCCAGAAAGCGCTGCCTGCTGATTTGCAAGATTTGCTTGCTGTTCAAGCTGAGCTTGCTGCATCGCAAACTGATTAGCCGCTGCCATATTTCCTGAACGTGCTGCCTGCTCACGCGCTGCCGCTGCCTCTGCTGCTTGTTGATTGAGCTGCTGAGCCTGCATGCCTGTGCCGATGTCAAACTGAGCAGCTTGCTGCGCTTGCTGGAACGCCTTTTCACGCTGCTGCGCCGCAAAATCAGCAGCCATGCGACCATACTGACCGTATGTTTCACCCTCAGCTAAGCCTTGGCGCGACCCGCCAAATGCCCCTGCTGCAGTAGCAGATGCGCCTAGCTGGTTTAGAGCTTTTTCACGCTGTCTTGCAATATCTGCCTCACCGCGCTCAATAACTTGCTGCGTATAAGGTGACATATACTGCCCAATATTGGTTTGAGCAATTTGCCCCGCTTGGATTGGCTGGCCCGCTTGACCTACGCCCTGCATAGTTGATGCGGGTGATATTTGAGCAGCCTGCGCGGTTTGAGGCTGAAACCCAGCTAGGCCACCGTAAGCCTCACCTGCTTGCGCTTGGTATCCCTGAGCCTGCTGAAACGCATTCGGCCCAGTTGGTTGCGCCATTGGGGTGGGGGTAGGAGTGGGAGCCGCTGGCTGCGGAGCGAAAACGGTTGGCCCTGCCTTTGGTTGATTACCTGATGCACCCATGTCTTAACCTCCGAACAAGCCGCCAAACAGCTTTCCTACATCTTTTTTAACTGTCGCTTTAGCGTACCCTAGGTCTGATTTGATTTTATCAGTAGGGGACATGCCTTGCATTGACCCTGAATACTTTCCAATCTGGCCCTTCGTATCCATTAAGCCAGAAACATTGCCCGCAGGCTTGATACCATAATGCATCTGCATGATCTCAGCATGACTTGGCGCGTCATCATTCCCGCCACCTGAGGATGGTGACACCACTGGCATATTGCTTGCAGTTTCGCCTTCCATGACGGGCATGTTGTAGTTTGGATTAACCGCACCAGTGATTGGATCAAATCGACCCATTCCTGAGAGGTATTCATACTGGTCTGGGCGCTGCTCACGCAAACGCTCCATTGCGGACAGATACGCTGGATATGAACTATAACCTGTTATACCGCCCTGAGTGACCGTTGGCATGCCGCCCATGTCCAACCCAGTAGGCGCTTGCATTCCAAAAGCAGAAGCCATGCCACCGACATTTGCTGCCGCAGCTTGCTCGTATGGATTTATTGTCGCAACCTCTGGACCCATGTAGGGTACATAGCCCATCGCCTGAACTTCCTGAGCGCGCTGAAGTGCCAGCTTGCCAGCCTCCTCAATATACTCTGGGATTTGAGTTGATTGTGTAGACTTGCTACCCATATTAAAACTCCAAATGCATTGTTATGGAGTGAGGCTTCCAGCCTATTTTCTCCAAAGGTTTCTGCCATCCAAAACGACCATCAAATGAGGCAAACGAACAGCCTTGCAATTTTGCCCATTCTTTCACATTTTCAGTCATTTGTAAAATTTCATCCAATTCACCACCTGCAAGGAACACATGCAAGGCTTTTGTGTTAGGATATACCACGATTTCTGTAATAATGCACCCACGCTCTGCAGGCCATAACTGCATCTTGCCAGAGCGTATGCCCTCGCATACCTCATCCCACGTATTGTGACCGCCAGAGCGCTCTAAAGCCGCCTCTATCCAAGGCTTGCATTTAAGCAATACGTCTATGGGCGTGTGCGCATTCATCCGTGCATCCTCGTAATCGCAAGAGTTGTCGCTGGTGCCGCTGGCACTGGCGATGCCGCCGCAGTCGCATCCAAAAAGCCTGACGTGCTATCCACCGCCCACATAACCTGCAAGTAATCGCCAGCCGAAACGTCAAACTTTGCCGCGCGTGACACAACAAGCGTTGACCCATTTTGGTGCAAACTGTTTCTCATAGTTGAACCTTCGGCGTCTGTGCCGTTCAGGCGAGGCCAAAAGTAGAAGTTGACCGTGCTAGACGACGTTGAGCTAATTTGCGCTGAGAACATCAGCAAGTATTCACCCGCCTCCGCAAAGACGATCTTCGTTGGATCAGTGCCATCTAGTGAAATACCAACATTACCTGTCGGAGTGTCATACTGTATTGCGTAGGCTGTGTTTACTGCCGCAGCCGTTACGTCTGTCGTGCGGATCAGGTTGGCGTGACCATCCTCTAAGACGATCTGCACAAACGCGCCATCCTTGGACACAACAGGATACTTGTTCGTTTCGTCCCACAGAATAATGCCATTTTCCGCTGGGCTGTCTGTAGACGTTTTGAAGTACAAACGCGGCAACTGACGCTGCAAATACGTTGTAAGCTCACGCCCCCACGTTTTGAGGTTGTCCGTGATTGGCGGTAATACGGGTGCTGCCATTACCTACGCCCACCCGCTTTAGCATCAACGCGCATTGTGCCGACCTTCCAGTTGGCCAGTGTCTGACCCTCCACCTTCATGCGCACCTGACGACCTGAGAACCGCACAGACGTTGGGTCTGAGGGAGTGTATGGCCCGTGCGTGTACTCAGTGTCATTCGGGTAAAAGCGGCTTTTAAATGTTACGTTGACATCGCCCTGCGTCTGCTCATCTGTGATGAGGTCAGTAACTTGCATGATGTTGTCGCCGTTACCAATGCTGATTGGCCCGCTTTCAGCGTAGACTGTCCCGCCACTGTGCGCCAAACCGCGCTCATGGTCATAAACTACCGCACTACCATCAATCAGCATAGGATAGGTAAACACGCCGCGCTCAACACCGCATGTGCGGGATAGATTGCCAATTAGCCAATGACCCTCTTTGTAATCGTATGCCACATAGCGATCAATCTCGTTAGAACCTGACGAACAATAGAACCACCAGATTTCGCCAAACTGACCATTTGCCAAGGCCCATGTCTTGCTTACCTGACCCGTATTGATGTCGCCAAAGACGTAATCGTGAACCTCGCACGGTATCTCTGTCACAGTGTTGCCGTTGAAGCCAAAGAAGCCACGCTGACCCATCCAGAATGTACCTGCATCAACATCTGCCACAGCTTGGCGCGAAATAACACCGCATGACGTTCCGACACGCTCAAAAGAGTAAACGTAGGGTGGGCCGATGTATCGCGCCGTATGTGCTGATGTTGTAGTTAGGATTAGCGTCTGGCCGCGTGTTCGGATCGCTGTTTGGATTTCGCCCGCCGATTGCAACTCAATGTCGCCAGCCTCGTTTGTTGACGCTGGTGTCCATGTTGTGTTGTCCTCGCGATCACTCCACTGCACCTTGCGGGGATTACCGCCCGCGCCCAGCGCAAACAGGAAGCGCTCCTCTGTAACGATTAGGCCAAGGTTATCAACTGGCGCGTTTGAGATTTGCGCGGCTGCGACTGCGCCATCTAGCTGCCACTCGTATAGCTTCCCGTCAGCGGGTGAGCAGGCAACGAGGTATTCACCCCAGTTGTCCAAGCTCCACGTTGTAGCCTCAATAAGTGTCCCAGTGGTACGCGCAGTGCCGTATGTCTCGCGTCCATATGCGCCGTAGCCATACCCATCCTCAAACGTGGCGTCTGTTTGACCCGCTGTCAGCCCAGATGGGGTGATGTCATACGTTGTATTTGACGCAAGTGCCGCATAAAGCTCATTATGTGATCCCGCTGCAATGTAGCGCGTTCCATCAATGGCCTGCCAAGTGTGCATACCGCGCGGCACGTTGGTCATACCTAAGTCGCCATCTGTGCCGATCAGAGTGTTTTCAGTCCAACCGCCAATCGGTCTGAGCGAATTATTACGCCAGCGCACAAGTGAGCCATCGCGCCAGCGTCCAGAGGCATCAAGGTCAGTGCCTGTTCTGTAGAACCCCGCTGGTATCTTTAGAGGTATGAGTGGCATTTATGTTACCCCGCCGCAGCTTCAAGCACCTTAACCTTCGCGCTTAATTCTTGCACCGCTTTGACCAGTACAGGGATTAACGCGGTTTCTTTGATTTTCAGCAAATCTTCTTGCTCATTGTCCACGATTACATCGTCAACGTAGCCAAGGTCATCAATGACTTGCTGCACCTCTTGCGCAAGGAAACCAGCGAACAGCTTGTCACCTTTATGTGTCCCGTCTGGTGTTGGCTTGTCTGTAATGTTGCCGTCATCGTCCATGACGTAATAATCCGAACGGTTGTCCCATTTAAACGTAACTGGGTTTAGTGCTTCAACAAAGTCTAGGCTTGAAGGGATTGGCGTAACATCTGCCTTGTCACGCGCGTCTGATGTCACAGTCCAAGAAACTCTAACATATGCATTTGTGACGTTATTATCACCAATAATGACCCTGTTACTTTGGGTACTTAGCTGAAATGGAGAAAACGCGCTACCAGCGTTGTATCCAAGTGTAGTGTTATAAGAGCCAGTGCTTACAAGAGCGCCAGAGGCGTATCCTAAGCCAGTATTGTAACCCCCGCTAGATAAAGCACTTCCAGAAGTGTAACCTATGCCAATGTTGTAACTCCCCGTTACGCCAGTTGACACTGAACCTCTTACAGTATGGTAACCAATACCGATATTGTTGCTACCGCTGCCACCGTAGTCACTTGCTCCTGCACCTACCGCGATATTGTAATCACCTGATGATGAATACCCATAAACTGCCGCGTTATGACCAACTACAGTATTATACGCACCGCCTGTTCGTGAAAGGCCATAGTTTGCCTCAGAGCCAATACATGTGTTTGAGCCACTTAAACCCGTATAATTACGCATTGTGTTGTAGCCAATGCAGGTATTCGTATCTGATGTGGCCTCAAGCTGATAGCCAGCATAAGCACCGATAAGAGTGCTATGGTTTCCCGCTGTACCAGATGCGTTTGCATTATTACCCACGGCGACAACATTGGTGTTATTCGCATCTGCGCTCACACCTAATGCCGTTGTCGTTGAAGTTGTTGAGCCAGTTAGTGTGCTGCCAGAAAATGAAAGATTGCCAGAGCCATCTGTTACCAACGCCTGACCATTTGTTCCGTCAGAGGCTGGAAGCGCGAACGTACCTGCAAAGTCTGCAAGCTCATTAAGTTCTGCCGCTGTGATTGTAATCGCAGTACCGCCAATTTGCCATGAACCCTCAGTCAGGTTTGGCGCAATAGCAGTTGTGCCATCAAGAAGATCGTCAATGGTGTCCAAATTCGTGTTGAGCTTTGTACCCCAACTATCAGCAGAAGCTCCTACTTCTGGCTTGGTTAGACCATACGTTGTTGTCGTTGTATCAGCCATCTAAGTCTCCTATGCAGCTTCTGACCATGTGTCGGTTGGGTCAGTAACATCAGTCCATATATCTGTTGGCTCTGTAGCTTCCGTCCAAGTGTCGCTACTGTCAGCCTGCGTTGTCCATACACTATCATCATCGGCCTGATCTGTCCAACTATCGGTGGGCGGCTCCTGATAGTCCCAAGTAAAGCGAGCAGGCAGTGTCGGTACGCCCGCCGTGATCTCCACCATTGTCAGCGCGTATTCTTGGAAGAATGGCAGTGTGTCAATTTGCGGTGCGCTTGCAGTGATGTCGTCTGCCGCAAGAACATCTGTATATTGAACGCTTGCGGCATCTACGACAGGAGCGCCAGACGCAATGTCGTCAACATCACAAGTCTCGTTTTCAAAGACAGGTGCAGTGTCAACGATGGGCGAGCCAAGCGTGATTTCGTCGGCAGAAAGTACATCTGTATATTGCGGGGTTGCTCCGTCTACCGTGGGCGCTCCAGACGCAATGTCATCCGCATAAAGAACGTCAGTGTATTGCGGGGTTGCGTCATCAACGGTTGGCCGTAATCCAATGGTTTGCGTTGATACGCTAATAGTGTTGCCCATGCTAGAGCCGTGAACACTACAGACGTAACGCAAACTTGCGGGCGCATCGCTTGGCACCAAAAACGTCACAGTCGCGCCAGATGAACCAGCAGTTCCAACTGACGTTACGCCATCAGTATAACTGGTTGTTCCATCTGATAGCGTAAAGACAAGAGGGTGACCTGTGTTGCTACTGTCACTTAAATCAAAGACATACTTTTGCCCACGCACCAAAGATAGCGTTGGGTTTGACGTTCCATCAATGTAAAATTTATTGCCACCATTGTCGGCGACAGTCACAGTGTAGTTTGTGACCTCTGGGCCTAAACTGACTGCGCTCAGAACATCTGTAAATAATGCGGTTGCACTATCAACAACAGGTGTAGACGTTACATCATTCGCATTAAATACATGAACAACCCCAACACTGACCGCATCAACGACAGGCGCTGTCTCTATACTGTCAACGCTAAGATTGTAAGTTATTGGTGTGCCAATAGCATCAACAACTGGAGTTGTTGTTATGTCGTCTGCATTGAAATTGTAGACAGGACTTACACCAATACTATCAACGGCTGGCGCTCCAGCCGTGATGTCGTTTACGGGGATAGATGTTCCGCCGCCTGTGGATACCTCTACACCATCATCTGCGAGAGGCGCAGCCGCTAATGGTGTAAAGCCTAGCATGTGTTATGACTTCCAGTAAGTACGACCAGCAGCAATAGCGTCGTTAATGGGCGTCACATCTTTGCCAGCGTCAGTGTATTTGCTGTCTAACATTTCTGTTTCAAGGAGCATTACCATGTTGCCGACTTGCTGTTTACGATCCACTTCGTCAAAATCGCGGCCTTTAATCCCAGCAATAAGATTATCAATCTGATCGCAAGTGTGCAGCAATCTTAAAAAGTCACGATCTAATTCATTAACCGCCATTGTTAGTTTCCTTCTAGTTGAGCAATGCGCGCTTCAAGCGCATCGTTTTTCTGTGATAATTCTTGAACCGCTTTAACCAAAATTGGAAAAATTGCGTGTGTTCTGGCTTCTAGTTTTTCAGGATCACTGTAATCAACAAGCCTTGTATGTTGAACAGACGAAAACTCTAATTCAGCATCAACAAGGTCTTGCGCAATAAAGCCAATATCTTTTCGGGTGCCCATTGATCCATCGCGCCTGTTCCAATCAAATGAAACTGGACGAACATAGTTAATAAAGTCTAGTCCGTATGGAATGTCTTGAATGTTTGTTTTATCGCGCTCATCAGATAGCGTTGATATGGAAGTGTCATTACATCTTAAAGTGCTAACTTGGTTATTGCCAAGGGTAAATTGCCCCCACGATGTACGACTATTTGGCTGGGCATAAGCTCCTATAGATGTGCAATATTGACCCTGCATGGTAGATGTGTAGTTACCAGCTTGGACACCTACATTAGTGCAATAATCATTATAGTAATTGTATCGCCCAGCGTTATATCCAATATTTACACTGTAATCAGTAGAGTTGCCCTCGTAGTTAGCATACGCTCCAACTGATGTATTAGACCGCCCATATTGCTCATATCTATTTGAATAATACCCAACAGCAACGTTTTCTAGGCCAGTTGAATAATAGCTATAAGAGTTTCTGCCGCCTATGCGAACATTGCGATCACCGCCACCCTCATAGCGTCCTGCATACTGGCCAATGTTTACGCAAAGATCAGATTGTCCAGTTGCGTTTTGCCCTGCGAAATAGCCCAAACTTATGGATGATGTACCGTTGCATTTTGCCCCATAGCCGATAGCCATTAAACTGCCAGCGTTATAATTTACGCCAGACCAACCTCCGATTATCACAGAGTATCCGCTGCTAACTAGACCTTGACCTGCTTGGTAACCTATAACAGTATCCTCTGAGCTCGTCGTCATGCTGTTGCCAGCAAGTGCGCCAACAACGGTACCCCCAAGTCCATCGCTTGAAGGGGCAGCATAATAGCCTAAAACAGTTTTGTAATTAGCGTCACTACTAGCGTTGAAATTAGCAAGACTTCCTATAAAAGTGCCATAATCAGTACCTGAAGCGTTAGTGCTATTAGAAGGGCCAGCACCAGTTCCAATCGCCGTATTATGATGGCCAGTAATTATACCCGCTAATGCATTATCCCCCACCGCAGTATTTGTATAACCATCTGTAAGGTTGTGCAAAGCCCGATTGCCAATAGGTACATTATCACCATACGCGCCAGTATCCTCTGGCCACTCACTCTGCCAGAGAACAACATCTTCATTGACCGCAGACAGAAATACAACAGCGCTTCCAGTTAAGCTAAGAAGCGATCCAGTGGAACTTTCTGTCAAGGTGCGCGTTAAAGTCGTGCCTGTCGCTGTGTAGGTTCCAGTGCCAATCTCCCAATCGTTACCATCCTCAATGGTGTAGCGAACAGTATCGCCATCAGCTACGCCGCCATCTGCAAACGTTTGGTAGCCTGTTTCAGCAGACCCAAGCGTAACTGTGCCTGTGCCTGTCGTCGCCGTGGCAACTTTAACGCGATTGGCTAACTTAACCATGTTTTACGCCTTATGCTGGATCAGGGATTTCTACGTCAAACGTAGCAACTGTGAATGTGTTGCCAGATACAACCGCCTGAGATGTCGTTAGAGAACCTGTGCAAAGCAGACGGCTCTCAGATACGTCTGTAATTGCGTAATGCGTTGCAGTACCTGAGCCTGTCACTGAGCCGTCTGAGATCGCTGCGCAGGCTGTCTTGCGGCCTGACGTATCACCGTCCTCTGGCGCACCAAACGACACTGAGGTGCTATTGCCTAGCGTGTAGGTGCTTGTCGCCTCTGCGTAAGTCGTAGGCTCCTGTGAGCAAATGTCTATGCGATCTGCCTCTAAGTCCAGCTTGGACAGTGCGGCGTCTAGCACATAATCTGAAATGGTTGCCATGTCTTTCTCCTAGAATGTGTTGACCTGCATGCGCAAGCCTGAGCCGCCAAACTTGGCCTTTTCGTTGTTACTATTGATACCATCAATCGCACTTTGGTACAACGATGCCCAAACTGTCGTGCGCTGATCATCAACTAAGTAAGGCGCAGAGTGCATCAAAGCACCATACAAATACGCATCAGGAAAGTATTGCAAAATCCAGTTTGAGGTATTGCTGTCGTCTAGCGGTGTGGTGCGTGCGTAGTAATAAAGCTCACCTGTGTAAGCGCTGTCTGGCGTGGGCCAAACTTCAAGCTGACCTGCAATTACAGAGTAATACTTTGGTCTACCTGTCGTATCGGCACCGCCTCTGCGATAAGACTGCAGCGCTAATGGCGTAACCAGCTCAATGGGGCGCTCATCTACATCTAAGTGAAAGCGTACAGCTTCCATAAAGCCACTGGGCAACTGAGTATATCTTGCGTCGATTGCTGCTGTGCTGCGCTCTTCCATACGCCAGTGGCGCACTTTGCGATCCATGTCAGCCTCTGCAAGACTGATGAAATCAGGAATAACACTCGTAAGATCATCGCGGTTTAGCCAGTTGGCGATTGCGGTCTTTAGTTCTGCGTAGGTTGTAATAGCCATTACCACTTAACCTTATCTGCCCAATATGCGGCGCTCATCTTGCCCTTGGCAATGTTTTTAGCGTGCCTTGCCTTAAACGACTTAGCACGCTTTGTCATAGTCTTATCGCCCGTCTTGCCTTGCTGACCAAAGCGAATTGTCTTAACCTTATCGCCCTCTTTAGCCACAACTACGTGTGACTTAGTTTTATGGCTTGGAGTGCGCTTGGGCTTATTATAACCCGATACTCCAGCGCGGGCGAGGCGGGGGTCTTTAGGCATTAGTAAAGCGATCCTGCGTTTTGCACGTAAGTGCTGTAAACATCCATCAAGGTTTCTGAGTCTGCATTCTTGACGAAATCTGGATCATTTGCGTTAAGCGCGTCAATCATGTCAGCGTACATCTGCATGTTTAAACCACCAGCGCTTATGCCTCTGCCGCTATACTGCATTGGCTGAGCGAACGCATCTGCGCCAACAAACGCAAGGTCAAGCCCGCTAACTGGAAGCCCACGCTCACGTTTTTCAGCATTAGTCATTGCGTCATACTGCTCTCTAGTAACGCCAGCCATGTTTATGCGCATTTGAGCTTTGTTTGCCTCGTTTTGCGCAGCGCTACTTGCGCCTGTTGCAACAGGGCTTTCAACATTCGCCATAACATTTTCAGCAGGCATGCCAAGCATACCACGCCCACCGTACTGCATATCAGGCTTGGGCATTTGATATGTGCCGCGACCACCGTATTGCATTTCTGGTCTGGGTGGCGCAACGCCGCCAAACGGGTCTAACCCCATTCTGCGCTCTGCCTCGATCTCCATTGGCGTCTTTGTGCCACCAAATGCCCCTAATCCAACCTGACCTTCGTTTGCCGCCTGTGCAGCAAGCAGTCCTTGCTGCGAACCAAGCACATCAGGACGCGACATCGCGCCAGCAAATTCACCGCCACGACCAATGCCGTAAATATCTTTAGAGTTGTAGTCGGTGCCTAACCCGTCCTTACCGTCCAAACGCGATGTCAAAGTTCCGCCCTTAGCCATGTCCTCAAGCGTTTTTGTCACAGCCTTAGTCGCATTCGTGTCAGCAGCAATCCGCTCAACATTATCCTGCGCCTCAAGCGGTTTAGCAAAAAGATTACCCAAGATAGAAAGCAGGCCACCGCCCTCAAACTTATCTCCAGATGCGCCAGCGCCGCCACCGTCCAACATGTCCATCAAACCAGTAAAACGCTTGCCTGTGCCTTCA